ATTATTAATATAATTAAAAACGTAAATGAATAAAAATAAAATAACAGCCAAAGAAGCATTGATGCAAATTGGCAAATTATTGAAAATGGATTTTGCAAAGATTGAAAAATTTAATAGTGCAAAATTAGCAGATGGAACTGAAGTAATGTGGGAAGGTGATTTGTCGGAAGGCGCAGCTATTATGGTTGTAGCCGATGGAAATCAAATGCCAGCACCTGATGCAGTTCATGAGTTAGAAGATGGAACTAAGGTTACCACAGTAGGCGGTTTAGTTACTGCTATTGAGGGTAAAGAAAAGGAAGAAGTTGAAGTTGAAATGGCAGATGATAGCATGGCTAAAATTGAAGAACGTATGGCAGCATGCGAAAGTAAGATGTCAGAAATGGAAACTAAAATGAGTGAAATGTTTGGGAAGTTTACTGCTATTGATGAAACAATAAGTAACACAACTAAATCAGCAAATGAAAAATTCGAAGCAATTAAAGTAATCATTGATGAAATAGCAGAAGAACCAATTATTGAACAACCAAAACCAAAACAATCCACCTTCAGCAAAGCAGATAAGAAAAAAAATGCAGTTGAGTTAATGGCAGCATACAAAAAATTTACTAATCAAAACTAAAAAAAACAAAAATAAATACCAATGGCTTTTAACGTAACAAGTCTTGCAGCATATACCAAGACAAATGAAAACATGTTGATTACACGCTCATTTTTTGAGCCGAAAACAGCAGCTAGAATGCAAAAATTAATAGGAACTAAATCTACTGTTCAAGTTCCTTCATTATCTGACACTTTAATTTGGCAAAATGGCGATGCTTGTGGGTTTTCTGCAAGTGGAGATACAACCATTTCAGCGCGCGTATTAACAGTTGGACGTGTTAAGGTTAACAAAGAATGGTGTATTAACGATTTAGAAACAAAATACACGCAATTATTACTATCACCAGGTTCTAATTATGATGCTTTGCCAGGTGGTATTGATGCCGCTTTTGTTGAAACTATCTTAGGAAATACAAAAGAAGATACTGAAAAAGCAATTTGGCAAGGTGATACAACTGCAGGTAGTTCACAATTAAAGCAATTTGATGGTTTAGTAAAAATCATTAATGCAGCAAGTGGAACAGTACAAGCAAATGCAGCAGCGTTTATTGGGACACCAGTAACAGCAATAACAGCAGCTAACGTAATCAGCGTTATGCAAGCAGTTTATTCAGCTATTCCGATTGAAATTTTAGACAAAGCAGATTTAAGAGTTAATGTTGGTACTCATATTTTCAGATTATATCAGTTAGCTTTAACAAATGCAAATTTGTTCAATTTCATTGCAACTGATAACGCTTTAGGCGAAATGAAAATTCATGGTACTAACGTAACAGTTGTATCAACTCCAGGACTTAACAACGTTAATGCTATCTACGCTTTAAGTGATGCAAATATGTTTTTAGGTGTTGACTTAGAAAACGAAGAAGAAGAGTTCAAATTTTGGTACTCTGAAGACTTTGATTTAGTTCGTTTTAAATATCGTTTTAAAATGGGTGTTCAAGTGTCACAAACACAAGAAATTGTTAAGTTCACATTATAGTCACTTAGGGGGTTAATAGCCCCCTTTTAAACCAATTATAAAACATGGCATGTGCAATAGTATCAGGATACGCTTTAGACTGTAAGGACACAGTTGGCGGAATCAAAAATTTATACATAACAGAACAAGCTAACATTACAGCGATTACTGAAAATGCTAGTGGTTATGTTACAGCAATAACAAAGAGTGCAGGAACAAAGTATTTTAAATATGCTTTAGAACCTAGAGGTGCAAACAGCACTACTAATAATATTCAAACTGACCCTAAAATCGGAACAGTTGCATACGAGCAAACCATTGCAGCTACGTTCTTAAAAATGCAGTATGAAACTCAATTTAAGTTACAGCAAATTATTAAAAATAGAACTTCAATAATTGTTGAAATGAAAAGCGGTCAATACTTTTTATTTGGTAGTGCTAATGGTATGGAATGTACTGGAGGAACTGGAACGAGTGGAGCAGCGATGAATGAGTTTAATGGATATTCTTTAACATTCGCAGGAATGGAAAAAGTATTTTCGCAAGAAATTGACCCTGCAATTATAGCAGCGTTATTAACTTAGTTCAATAACTTTTTAAACAAAAGCCAACTGATTAATTTTAGTTGGCTTTTTTGTTTTTAGCAAACTTTTATAAATTTTATATTTAAAGGTAGTGTTGAGATTTTTAAAAAATAATACCAATATAATTACGGTTACTTTGACTGAAAAATCAACGTTACCTAATCCTATTTATTTATTTAAATTTGTTAATCAAACATCAAATGTTTCTTATTGGTTTATTTCAGAAGATACGAGCCAATTTAAACAAAGGTATAATCAATTTATTGTTATAGAATTAGAAAATGTATCACCACCTGAAACGCTAATAGGTTATATTGAATTAGGGTTAGAGGGTAGATACGACTACGAAATATACCAAACTACACTAACTAACTTAGATGGGTTAGATAGTGCAATAGATGCAATTCCTTTTATTGACAAAACAGTTGAAGTAGGTTTGGTTGATGTTGTATTTGCAGCCGAAAACATTACTAAATACCAAGTAGAAACAGAAACTAACATAGTTTATCAGCCTGAATAAATGAGTTATAAAAATAACATAATAACGCTTAAATTTTCCAACGATAAAGTCCCTCAATTTGTTGAACAAAAACAAAAAGAATGGGTAAAATATGGCGAAGAAAATAATTATCCTCAATACTTAGTACTGCTATTTAATAGAAGTGCAAAGCATAACGCAATTATAACATCAAAGCAATTATACATAGCTGGTAAAGGTTGGATATTTGACCAATCAACGATGCAAGGCGAAGAGGTTGTTTCATTGCAAGCGTTTATTGACAATCCTAATCCTTACGAAACATTAAACGATTTAAGTAAAAAGACTATTTTAGATAATGAACTTTTTGGAGGTTGTTATTTAAAAGTAGTTGCAACAAAAGGAAATAAAGGAGTTCAGATTTACCATGTTGATTATTGCGATGTCAGAAGCAATGAAGACAATACCGAGTTCTATCATAGTTCAGAATGGTTAGATATTAGCGGTAACGAAAATTCAAGACCTGAATTTACAACTTATCCAGCATACGACCCTAATAAAAAGCAAGCTGAAAGTATTTATTATTATAAGTCTTATAGACCTAACCTAAAAACTTATACATTACCTGAATATATTGGTGCAGTTCCTGCTATTATTACTGATGCTGAAATTGCAAATTTCCATAGAGCAGAAATACAAAATTCATTCAAGGGAAGTAAGATGGTTACTTTCGTTAATGGTGTTCCTAGCGATGATGAAATGCAAGCTACTAAAAGGCGATTAAATAAACAGTTTATGCCTACTGATGGCGCAGGTCAAATAGTAATTGATTTTGCAGATGACAAAGATAGAGTAGCAATAATTCAAGACTTAGATAGTGGTAATTTTCAAGATAAATACAACGCTTTAAACGATACAATCCAACAAGAAATCATGGTTGGTCATAAGGTTGTATCGCCAACTATTTTCGGGGTAAGGGTTGAGGGTCAACTTGGAGCAAGAGCCGAAATGATTGATGCATTTAATTTATTTACTAATACTTATGTTTCACCCAAACAAGAAGTTCAAGAACAAATATTTAATATTTTTGCACCAATAAAAGGCAAGTTAAAAATTAAACAACTTGAACCAATCATGCCAAGTTTTAGTGAAGCTACATTAAGTCAAATTTTAACTAAAGATGAGTTAAGAGAAGTGATAGGAAGAAAACCTTTAGAGGTTACAAATGTAATATCAAATGTAGCTGATAGTTTGAGCGCATTAAGTCCATTAGTTGCAACAAAAGTATTGAACCAATTAACACCAAACGAGGTTCGTGCAATCATAGGAAAAGAGGGTTTACAGGGTGGTGATTTATTAGCACCAAGTACCGATGTGACTGCGCCTAATGGGTTTAGTTTTAGCAAACAAACAAAAGACTTAATCGACTTTGAAACCTTTAGTAAGTATGGTGAACCTGCTGAAAATTTTACAGTTGTAAAAACTAAAAAGATAATGTTTGGCAAACAAGATTTTATTTCAAAACTTGAACAAGGTATTTTAGACATTATCAAAAAAACACCTGAAATAAACATTGATGACTTAACAAAAGTTTTAAAGGTTGATAAAACTAAAATTACTGATGCTTTAGAAACTCTTATTGCTGATGGATTGATTGATAAGAACCTAGTTATAACCAATAAAGGCGAAAACAAAAATGTGCCTAGCTTTACAGAACTTTTTATTCGTTATAAGTATGCTTTAAGAAGTGATGCTCCACCATTAGAAATAGGCGGTAAAAGTCGTGACTTTTGCGCTGCTATGATGGCTAATCCTCGTTATTTTAGTAGAGAAGACATTGAAAATATAGGCAAAGACTTAGGTCAAGTGTATGGAATACCGAACTATGATGCTTTTCGTAGGCGTGGAGGTTGGTATCATGACCCTATTCAAGATGTAAATGTGCCTTATTGTAGGCATGTTTGGGTTCAAGAATTAATTAAAAGAAAATAAGAAATGATAATTAAAGTAAATAGCCAAGAATTTGATTCAAGTAAGATGCCAATTGTTATTACGTTTATTGACAATGATGAAATGAAAAATATTGGCCAAACATTATGCAGTATTCATAATGCAAACAAAACCATAATGGCATATAAAAATAAAGTAGAAATTATTTGCACTTTTGAAATTAAAGCAAGTGATTTAAAATAAAATGGCAGCACAAGTATTATTTTTAAGTGAGCAAACACTAAAACAAAGGTCAGTTTTACAAGAAAATGTAGATATGAAAATTGTTACACCTACCATAATTGAGGTGCAGGAATTTTATATCCTTCCAATTTTAGGAACTAGCTTATATAACGAGTTAAAAACACAAATTGCAGCTAATACAGTTAGTGTTCCAAATAAAAATTTAATTGATAATTACATTACTAATACAATGATTTGGTACATGCAAGTTGAATTGCCATTATCGATGAATTATAAGTATTTTAATAAATCGGTTGGAGTTCAAAATGCTGATAATATGCAGCCAGCTAACATGAGCGAAATAAGGGACTTAATGGAAGAAGCACGAAATAAAGCCCAAGTATATGCTGAAAGATTAACCAAATTTTTACTAGCTAATACAAAAATTTACCCTTTATATTTAACCCAAACTGATGTAGGTATAGACACTATATTCCCACAAAGAACTAATTACAATAGTGGTTTGGTTTTGGGTGGCGATGGTTGTTGCATGGGTAACTATAACTTTAGAGGAATTAAAATAGAACCGAGAGAATTAACACAACCTTGTACTTTTTGCTAAATGAAAACAAAAATAAAGAACGAAGAAAAATTACAAAAATTCATAAAAGAAAATGCAGTTCTACACACTAAATCAGATAATAGACTTACTCCAAACAATAGCAACAAGCCACGCTCAAGTAAACGGATTTAACTTTGGTGAGGTTACTGATATTTCAGCTAGCGAACAAGAGCAATATCCATTAGTGTGGTGCGATGTAATTGATAGTTCAATTGATAGTAATATCTTAACAATAAACATGAACGTAAAAGTTATGGATATTCAAAAAGATAACCAAACGAATGAGCGTGATACGTTAAGCGACTGTTTAAGTATTAGTCAAGATATTTACGCTGCATTATGTAATCCAACTTATCAAGATTACTTTCAGTTGCAATTTAATACACAAATAACACCACTTAGAGAAGCATTACCCGACAAGGTTAATGGGTGGGAAATGAACCTTGCATTTGATTTAATGCAAGATAGAAATAGATGTCAAATACCAACAAAATAAAATATAAATAAAATGAGTACAGCATTAGAAAAAATAAGTGGAATGGGTGGGTTCTATGTGAACGCAGGAACAAGTGCAAGAACTGGAATCGCAGTTGAAAGTATAGTAGTAATGAGTGATTGCGTATTTAGTGCGTTCGCTATTGGTGGAGTAAATCAAATGACTTTAAAAAATTTAACGGGAACAACGGTAAGAGCAGGGACATATTTACCAACTAATCCAGGACAACAAATAACAGCCTATACATTAGTAAGCGGTTCAGTAATTGAGTATCAATAATGGGCATAAGAATAGGAATAGGAGTTGATGTATTTAAGGCTGAAAGTTTAAGCAACGAAGCTTTGGCATGGCAAACTAATATAATTGCCAATGGTGGTACAATTAGCGCAGCTACTTTAAAAATTATTAACGATAACTTTTTTGTTCCTGCAAAAGCAAATGGTAATATACTAACTGAACTAGATAGATTTAACTTGTATGCTGGGTTGGTAGGCTTTGAAATTGCAGCACGTACGAACTTAATAAAATCAGCTCACTATGTTACTCCAGTTTCAAGTCCAACTTTTGATAATAGCGGTTATAGGTCAAGTGGAACAAGTTATTTAAACTTAAATTTTGCTCCAATTTCACAAGGGGTGAAGTTTACACGAAATAATAATATAATGGGTTTTGTAACCAAGAACCCAGCATTTGCTAATAATTACAGAGGCATTGGAGCATTAGATACCAATGTAGGTAGCGCTCGTATGGAGGTGAGCAGAGATGTAAATCGGCTAAGTGGTAACAATAATTCATTCACTCAAATTTTAAACATAAATACAGCAACAAGCGGCTATGTATTTTGTGCGACTAGAAGAACGGCCGCAAGTGGTACAGGTTGCGAAGAAATGATTATCAACGGTAATTCAACGCCTAGCAATAATGCGAGTACACAAAATACTGGCATTAGTCATTTTGAGTTATGTATTAACATAAATGGAAGCCCGACTGGTGCTTTCGACATTGTAAATCATGCTTGCAGTTGGCATGGTTCGGCTAACTTAGACTATGCAGCCTTTAGGACTATTGTATCAAATTTATTAACCGCTTTAGGAGTTTAATTTATGAAAGTATTAAAGGCAACAGCAACCAAAAAGAATAGTTTAGAAGGTATTTACAATAATGTAGAACTAAAATTTATTCAAGATATAAACGACAATTGGGTAGTAAATGATAGTGTATTGACTGATGATAATTTTATTGAAATAAGAGATCAGTTAAACGCTTTACCTAAAATAGAATTTACACCCAAAATAGAAACAATTTGAAACTCTAAAATAATAAATAACATGACAATTAACGAACTATTAGTAACAGAAATTAAAGCTAAATCAGAGTTAGCTAAAAAAGCAATTGAAAAATATGAAGAGTATGGATATAACATTGCATTTACAAATATTGTAACTACATCGCCAGTAGTTAGGGTTGAAATTAA